CTCCGTTAGGGCTCGTGGCTGGGCTTGCCCATAGTGCACCTTGCGGTGCGTTGTTGGCGCCCCTCGCCTTGACGTTCAGAATGGCCAAACGCCCTCCATCAGGGGGACGACCGACCATTCCTCGCGGTTAAGGCGAGCTCTAACCAAGAGGGCGGCCCGTGAGGACCGCCCCTCCCGGACCGCTAAACGGTCCGGGACCCCTCCCCTCAGTGACCTCCGGGCCCACGCGCGACAAGCGCGCGCGTACCTGGAGGGAACTGCCATCCCACTGGCGCTCGCAGGCAAGGGGGCCGCCCCAAACGGGGCGGCCGCCGAGAAGAGGGCCGTCTCCTTCGAGACGACCTTCCAAACGGTACCGATCGCGGCCGGGTCCGACCTCCGCCTCTCGACGGAGATCAGCCCGAACTCGATACCTTGCCTGAAGGCCTGTTCGGCCCTCCGCCTCGCGGCGAGGGAAACCGGGTCCCTGGAGACCTCCCACGAAGGAGGCCCCATCGGGTCGTAGAGGTGGCCGGAACCGTAAAGGTAACGACCAACCGCGAGCCGCAACCAGAAGGGTGCTCGCACCCTTCCGGGGGTACCCCGGAAGCACGGCAAGCCCGCCCCCCCTAGGGAGCGGGGGACGGTGGGGACGACCCCGCTCTCGCGGAGTCGCCGCCACGCGTCCGGGCGCAGGGCCCGGAGAACCCTCCGGGCCTTGTGCTCTCGACCGGGCACCGAACAGATGGACTCGTAGGCCTCCCCTTCCTTTGCAGGTTGGGTGCCCACGAGCCCTTTCAGAGGGATGCCACCTGCCCAGCGAACGGTCGGGCGGGGGACTCCCGGGACCACCCAAAAGGTGATCTCGGTGAAGTTCCCACCGAAGGCGTGCAGGTAGGCCTTCCCCTTCGAGAAGGCCCCACCGCACGCAGCAACTGTGGACGAGTACTCGTCCACAAGTCTCTTCGGCCAACACGCGATCAGGTCGTCGCCGCCGATGGCGGTGGCGAATCGAGCCGCGTGACGCGCCCCGCACCTGGACGCCGAGTAGTCAACCCAGGCGAGGTGTACCAACGAGAGGATGGGCCAAGTTGGCCCAAGCCCCATCAGGACACCACGCTCGGAATTGACCACCCGGCCGTTCGGGTACGTGAGGAGCTGAGGCCCCGTAAGGGACCTCAACGCCTCAGACCAGACGGGCGGGAGGCCCTTCCAGCCCAGTATGAGTCCATCGACGACCGCCTCGACTAAGTCGAGGGGCAAGCGGTCGCTGGCGGAACTCAAGTCTGTCGAGTTCACCACCCACCCCTCACGGGAGTGGGAGACGACCTCCTCGATGGCCAAGCGACGTTCCCCCTCAAGGAACCTGCGGCAACGACGCTCCTTACGGAGACCGTGCAGCAGGGCCTTGTTGAGGACCGTACCGGCGACCGAGGCGTACGGGGGTGGGGCGGAAACGATACGTTGTTTCCACCCTCGCTCCGGAACGCAACAGACCCGGTGGCCCAGGGGCTGCATGCTAAGGCGTGCGGCCGCCCGGGCCACGGACTGGGCACCCAAGTTACTCAGGACCACCATGGTCCCCTCATCCGAGGGGTCCAAGGTGGCCAGGGAGTCCTCCAGTCCTGGCGGGGTATATCCGGTTTCCCGGAGCCACCCGAGCCAGGACTGGCGGACTTCCTCGCGGGTCCCGCCCGCCCTCCGTCCGCGCCCAACAGACGCGGACGGCGACGAGGGGAGGAACTCCTCCAAGGGTTCAAACCTGGAGGCGAACCTCTCCACGTACCGGCGGACCCACACGAGTAACTCGGGGGGCGACACGTGAGGTGTGGACAGGGTTGCCGCGTGCCCCAAAAGGGCACGACGGGCGACCCGTCCGTCCCCCTCGGGCAGGGCCCTACCAAGGTAGGACAACTGCTCGAGGGGGCCTTCCGCGGCCAGCCAAGGCAGGCAGCGGAGGACAAACCTCAGGTGGGCGCTCGGAGGGACCGTCTCGATGACGGTCTGCCGAGCGTCGGCGGCGACCTGTTTAAGGACGGACATGGTGTAACCCACGCCCGACCAAGCGGACATCCGGAGGAGCCAGAGGGCAAGGCGGGACAACCCGACGCGAGTCAGGTTGTCCCTCCTAGACCCCCAGGCCACCCGGGTGACGCCGCAGGCCGCCACCACGCCCAGGAGGGCCTCCCACCCGCGAGACAAAGTCTCGCACTGGGCAGGAGGAGGGAGGGGGATAGAAAGGGCTGCGCTGATACGCTTGCGCGTGTCGGCACAGGGACGGTACTTCCGGTGGACCCCCAGGATTAAATGCCTGGTGGGGCCACCGGCCCGAATTGCCGTCTCTGAAGCAGCCCACCACAGATCAAAGTCCCGGAGGACTCTGATTTGCGATGTTTGCTTCAAAGGCGG